ATGTATTTTCAAACTGGTAGTATTGTAGGTAGATCAATGACTCAAGAAGGTGATATAAACAGAGGTAAAGTGCCTATTCAAGAATTGCAAACTTCATCGGGTGGACAAAAAATCGCTAGCCTAATTCAAACATATCAATATTATTTACAAATGATAAGAGATGTGACGGGATTAAACGAAGCTACTGATGCTAGTACTCCAGATGTAAAAGCTTTAGTTGGATTACAAAAAATAGCTGCAGCAAATTCTAACACAGCATTAAGGCATTTAATGAAAGCTAGTTTGTATTTAACTTTGAGAGTTTGTGAAAACATTGCTTTAAGAATAGCTGATGTTTTACAATATCCATTAACTAGAGCTGCTTTAATAGATTCTATATCTGCTTATAACACTGGAACACTAGAGGAATTACAAGATAAAAATTTAGCAGATTTTGGTATATTTTTAGAATTAGAACCAGATGAAGAACAAAAAGCTCAACTAGAACAAAATATACAAGTTGCACTAGCTTCTGGCGGTATTGATTTAGACGATGCTATAGATATTAGACAAGTTAAAAATTTAAAACTAGCTAATCAACTTTTAAAACAAAAACGTAAAAAGAAATTAGAAAAAGATCAAGCAGCACAACGAGCTAATATACAAGCACAAGCTGCGGCAAACGCTCAAGCTGCTGAACAAGCTACTTTAGCAGAAATGCAAAAACAACAAGCTTTAGCGGAAACAGAAGTTCAAATAGAGCAAGCTAAATCTCAAATGGAAATTCAACGTATGCAGACAGAAGCTTCTATTAAAAAAGAACTAATGGCTGAGGAGTTTAGCTATAATATGCAGTTAGCTAGAATTAAAGCTGATGCAGAAGGTAGAAAAGAACAAGAAATAGAAAATAGAAAAGATAAAAGAATTAAAATGCAGGGCACGCAAGAGTCTCAATTAATACAACAAAGACAAAACAACGCGTTACCTACAGATTTTGAATCTGCTGGTTTTGATTCTTTAGGAGGTTTTGATCTAGAGCAATTTGAGCCTAGATAAACTATTTATTAATTATTTAATTATATTATATTATGTCAGAAACTAAAACAAATGAACCTGTTAAACAAGAAGGTGACTTTAAAGTTAAAAAGAAAAGAGTACCTAAAAAATTAACAGTTCCAGAAGAAACAGTTAAAATTGATTTAGCGGCTGTAAAAAAAGCTGAAGAACCAATTAAAGTAGATTTAACCAAAACAGAAAACAAAGATGCCGTTCAAACACAAGAGACAGATGATAGCAATGTTATTGTCGAAAAACCCAAAGACAGTAAAGACAGCGAAACAGTGGTTGAAGAAATACGGGACACCGAGCAAAAAGTAGAAGAAGATACACCTTTAAAAGAGGTTACTGAAGAACCTGTAGTTGAAACAAAACAAACTATTACACAAGAGCAACCAGTATTACCAGAAAATATTGAAAAGCTTGTAAAGTTTATGCAGGAAACAAATGGTACGGTAGAAGATTATGTAAGGTTAAATGCTGATTATGAAAATATTGATAACGATGCGTTATTAAGAGAATATTATAAAAATACTCGTCCACATCTTAGCTATGATGAAGTTAATTTCTTAATGGAAGATAACTTTAAAATAGATGAAGATGTTGATGATGAGCGTGAAGTTAAAAAGAAAAACTTAGCGTTCAAAGAAGAAGTTGGAAAAGCTAAAAGCTATTTAAACGAGTTGAAAGGTAAATACTATGATGAAATCAAGTTGAGATCTAATGTAAATACCGATCAACAAAAAGCTATTGATTTTTTCAACCGTTACAACGAAGATCAGAAAACACTATCTAAACAAAGACAGGTTTTTCAAAAAGTAACTAAAGATGCTTTTACTGATGAATTCAAAGGTTTTGATTTTAAAGTAGGTGATAAAAAATTTAGGTACGGAGTAAAAAATCCTAACGAAATAGTGGAAAAACAGACAGACATTACTGATTTTGTCAAGACGTTCTTAGATGATAAAGGCATGTTAGTTGATCCACAAGGATACCACAAGGCCATATATGCTGCTAGAAACTCTGATAATATTGCAAAACATTTTTATGAGCAAGGAAAGGCTGATGCTACAAAAGACTTAGTTGCTAAAACTAAAAACTTAAGCACTGAGCCTAGAAAAGAAACCTCAGGAGATGTTTTTGTACAAGGACTCAAAGTTCGAGCCATAAGTGGTGCTGATACTTCAAAACTTAGAATAAAAACAAGGAAATTTAACAATTAAAACTATTTAAAATGAGTTTAACTCCACAATTTGGGTCAATAATCCCATCGCAAAAACAAGAGTTACTTAACAGTAACTACTTACAGTGGACGGATAAGAACGCGACAAATTTTGTTGACTTCGCGCAGCAATATTTGCCGGAAATCTACGAACAAGAAGTAGAGCGTTATGGAAACAGAACGTTATCAGGTTTCTTGAGAATGGTAGGTGCAGAAATGCCTATGACGTCCGATCAGGTCATTTGGTCTGAGCAAAATAGATTACATATCGCTTATGATGACTGTGCTATTGGTAATGGTGCCGGTGTAAACACCGTGACTATTCCAACGGTTGGTTCAGGTCTTCCTAATGCTAATGCTGAAGTTAGAAACGTAGTTTCTCCTAAGAGCACAATAGTTATTATGGATGACGCTGGCGCTGAAATTAAAGCGTATGTAGTTGATAGTAACACTAATACAGGTGTATTAAACGTATTACCTTACACAGCTGCAGATTTACAAGGAATCGCTGCTACAGCTAAGATTTTCGTTTATGGTTCTGACGTACAAAAAGGTCAATCAGTGACTAACGCTCCTGACGCATTAGGTGCAGTAACTGGTGACCAGTATATTAGTGTAGACCCTGCTTTCCAACAGTACAACAATTCACCAATTATTATTAGAAGCAAATATGTTGTTTCTGGTTCTGACACAGCTCAGATCGGTTGGGTAGAAGTTGCTACTGAAGATGGAACAAGCGGTTATTTATGGTATCTAAAAGCTGAATCTGAAACAAGACTTAGATTTGAAGATTATTTAGAAATGTCAATGGTAGAAGGTGAATTAAGTGTAAACGGACCTGCTGCTTTAAAAGCTCTTTCTAAAGGTACTCAAGGTTTATTTGCTGCTATCGAAGATAGAGGTAACGTAAACGTTGGCTTTACAGCTTCAGCCGGTATAGATGCTTTCGATGCTATTCTTAAGAATTTAGATACACAAGGTGCAATTGAAGAAAACATGCTTTTCTTACAAAGACAAACAGCTCTTGACTTTGATGATATGCTAGCGCAAATCTCAGGTGGTTATGCTGGTGGTACTGCATTTGGTTTATTTGAAAACTCTGAGGAAATGGCATTGAATTTAGGTTTCTCTGGTTTCAGAAGAGGTTCTTATGACTTCTACAAAACTGACTGGAAATACTTAAATGATGCTTCTACAAGAGGTGCTATTAACGGTGTAAGTTCAATAGAAGGTGTTTTAATACCTGCTGGAACTTCAACTGTTTATGATCAAATTCTTGGTACAAACATTAGAAGACCTTTCTTACACGTAAGATATAGAGCTTCTCAAGCTGATGATAGAAGAATGAAGTCATGGTTAACAGGTTCTGTTGGCGGTGCATTTACTTCTACTCTTGATGCTATGGAAGTTAACTTCTTATCAGAAAGATGTCTAGTAACTCAAGCAGCTAACAACTTTGTATTATTCAAAGGTGTGTAGTTGATTTTATAAGGTAAGGGCGCTTCGGCGCCCATATACCTTTAACTTATTTAATTATATTATATCATGACAAAAAAGAAAAAAGAAGAGGTAGTAGAACAAGAAGTTGTTGTTGCTCCTCCAAAACAAGAACCACCTAAGGTTAAAAAACCTGAGTGGGAAATAAAAGATAGAAGATACTTTTTACAAGGAAATAAATCACCTTTAACATTTACAATACCTTCTAAACATACTACAAAACACCCTTTATTATATTTTGATAGTAAGACAGGTAGGCAAAAGGAAATTAGATATGCAACAAATCAAGATTCTCCATTTGTAGATGAACAAAAAGGTGAAGCTACATTAGGACACATTATATTTAGAGATGGTGTTTTAATGGTTCCTAAAGAAAAGCAAAACTTACAAAAATTATTATCGTTATACCACCCAGCTCGTAAAAATGTTTATGCTGAATTTGATGCAGTTGTAGAAGCTACTGATGAATTATCATTGTTAAGCTTACAGGTAGATGCGCTAAACGTTGCAAGAGAAATAGATGTAGATGTTGCAGAAGCAATACTGCGTGTTGAAATTGGATCAAGAGTAAATGGACTGTCTTCAAAAGAAGTAAGAAGAGATTTACTTATTTTTGCTAGATCTAAACCAATGTTGTTTTTAGATTTAGTTAGAGATGACAATGTTCAATTAAGAAACGTAGCAATTAAAGCAACTGAACTAGGTATAATTAAACTATCACAAGATCAAAGATCTTTTACATGGGGTTCTAATAATAGAAAACTAATGAATGTTCCTTTTGATGAAAATCCATATTCAGCTATGGCAGCATTTTTCAAAACAGATGAAGGTATAGAGATTTACAGATCTATAGATAAAAAACTATAAATACCTGTAATTATAATTGATATAGGGGCAGCATTAGCTGCCTCTGTATTATAATAAAAAAATTAAAAAATGGCTATAAACGTAGATCTGGTTTACAAAACAGTCTTGTTAATAATAAATAAAGAACAAAGAGGTTATTTAACTCCAAATGAGTTTAACAAGATAGCTACTCAAGTTCAATTAGAAATATTTGAAAGTTATTTTGAAACTTTAAATCAACAAATGCGTTTACCACAAAACGAAAGTGAATATGGTGATCGATATAAAACAGTTCAAGAAAAACTAGAAATATTTAGAGTTATTGGTGATGCTACGTTTACACCTGGTACACCTAATTACTTTACAACTCCAAATTCTTCAGGAGTTGCAAGCGGCTCGCAAACTTTTGCTACAGTAAATAATCAAACCGCTTATACATTAACCACAATTACACAAGCTCAAGTAGAAAACAGTAATGTCGTAGTAACACTTGATGGTTTAGATTACACTGATTATAATATTATAGGAGGTGTATTTAACCTTACAAATGGTTCTATTGCAGCGGGATCTACATTACTTATAGTATTATACCCCAATGATTTTTATAAATTAGGAACTGTATTATATAAAGAAGATAAAGAAGTTCAATCAGTCCAAAGAAACGAATTAGCTCAAATGAACTTATCTACATTAACTAAACCTTCTGATTATTTTCCAGTTTATGTTTATGAAGGTGAAAAAATAATAATATTCCCTCAAAATATAACATCAAACATAACAGTAACTTATTTACGTAAACCAGCAGATGTTGCATGGAATTTTACTAATAATAATTATTATGTTTGGGATCCAACTTCTTCAGTGAATTTTGAATTAGACGTAACAGAACAAACTACTGTTATATTAGAAATATTAAAATATGCTGGTGTTACAATAAAAGACCCAATGATAGTACAAGCTGCATCTCAAGAATTAGCAGCTAACGAAATAAATGAAAAACAATAATAAGTTATGGCAAGTATAATACAACCACCTAACAATGGTTCAATAAATGAAACAGCGCAACAATATTATGCAGGCTCACAAGAGTTTAGAGGTGATGGTAATAAAACTACGTTTACAACTACTTTTGATACTGATTTATATTATGGTAATTGGGATCCTACAAGTACAGATTATGCTTTAAATAATTTTAAAATTTACACTAGCACAACCGGTGTTCCTGGTAGTTGGTCAGAGTTTATAACAGAATATTCTGTAAGTGGTAATACAATAAACTTTACACAAGGTGCACCTGCTAACAATTTATTTATAGTTGTTCAATTAAAAACTTTAACTGGTGGTAGATATGGTAACAACCAAGCATCAAAAGCATATGGTCAAGCTGTAGAAAATAATTATGGTAGTTATCAGTATATAAAACTAAACGATATTGTTAATAATTTTTTAGTGGGATATGTTGGTAAAGATAAATTAATACCTGATGTTAAAAGAACAGATGTTATATTTCATGCAAAAAGAGCTATGCAAGAGTTTAGTTATGATACTTTAAAAAGTATTAAATCTGCTGAATTAACTATACCACCAAATTTAACACTTGTTTTACCACAAGACTATGTTAACTATGTTAGATGTTCATGGATAGATGATTTAGGTGTAAAACATATTATATATCCTACTAATAATATAACAATAAGTCCTTATTATACTCAAATACAAGATGACTCTGGTATACCAACTCAAGATAATTTTGGTAATGATGTTGAAGGTACATCTGTAACACAAGAAAGATGGCACAGAGCTGATGATAATTTAATAAATGGTCAATTAACTCCTAACGACATTAACAACGGAATAGACCCTGATTGGTATGGTTATGGTTATGGATGGGGCTTAGGAACTGGTTATGGTTGGGGTCAAAGATACGGTTTAGAGCCATCAGCTGCTAATATGAATGGTTGGTTCAACATAAATGAAAGAGAAAATAAATTATCTTTTTCTAGTAATCTAAATGGCAACATGGTTGTTTTTGAATATATATCTGATGGACTTGCTTATGATCTTGATACTCGAGTTCCTAAAATGGCAGAAGACGCAATGTATGCTTATATAATTTATTCTATAATATCTACAAGAATAAATCAACCAGAGTACATAGTTATGAGGTTGAAAAAAGAAAAATCAGCAAAACTAAGAAATGCTAAAATTAGATTGTCTAATATTAAGTTAGATGAAATAGTACAAGTAATGCGTAACAAATCTAAGTGGATTAAACATTAAATATGGCAGAAAATAAAAATAGTTTCATTAAGTCTAAAATGAATAAAGACTTAGATGATAGACTAGTACCAAATAATGAATACAGAGACGGTCAAAATATAGCCGTGTCTAGATCAGAAAGCCAGGACGTAGGTGCTTTAGAAGCTGTATTAGGTAATGAAAAAGTTATAGATGAAGCTGGCAATGGAGTTCAATGTATAGGAGTTCATACAGATGAAGCTACTGGTTACATTTATTGGTTTGCAACTAATTACAAGGGCGAAGAAAGAATACCATCAACATCTACAGCTATATGTAAAATATTAAGATGGCAACCTAGTTCAAATACTTCTACTGCAGATGTATTAGTAGAAGGTAATTTTTTGAATTTTTCTACACTAAGTAGAGTGGAGGGTATAAACTTATTAGAAAATTTATTATTTTTTACAGATAATAGAAATCAACCTAGAGTTATAAACGTAGTTACAGCAATACAAGATCCTACATATTATAATGACGAAACAAGTATAACTGTTTGTAAGTTTGCTCCTTATTTAGCTCCTAATTTAATAGATCTTAGAAGTACTAGCGCTTTAAAACCTAGCACAATGTCTAATGCTGAGAACTTGCCAACAATTAGAATTGGTACTCAAGAGTGGGCTACAGAAAACTTAGATGTTAATAGATATAGAAATGGTGATTTAATACCACAAGCTATTTCTCTAGTTGATTGGCAAACAAATGATACAAACGAAATAGGTTGTTGGTGTTATTATGAAAACTTGTTATCTAATGGTGTTGTTTACGGTAAGTTATATAATAGATGGGCTGTAGAAGATGTAAGAAACTTAGCGCCATTTGGTTATACTATAGCTGATGAAGCTGATTTCAATGCGTTATTAGTTGAAACAGCTACAGGTAATCCAGCTAACATTAAATCAGTTAATTATTGGACTAACACTGCTGAGTCAGATAATAACTCTAGCGGTTTTAATGCAAGGCCATCAGGTCAAAGAACAGCTGGTGCAACAGATTTTGAATTATTAGATTCAGAAGCAAAAATTTGGTGTGCTGATGTAGATAAATATTTATATATACAAGATATACAAAATCCTGTAACACCTGCTACTGTAGAAGTAAACACGTTAGGTACTGTTGCAGGTTATGCGGTACGTGTTCTTAAAGATGCAGGTTTTAAAGGTTGGCAAGGTGATCCTGAATTTATTAGAGATAAGTTTGTAAGATTTAGCTATAGATTTAGATATGCAGATGGTGAATATTCTTTAATAGCTCCATTTTCACAAGAGTGCTTTATACCTGAACAAGAAGGTAGATTTTTAAATGAAGATGAAGATGAGGCCATGAGATCTACTGTTATAAACTTTATGCAAAATAATATAAACAACGTTATTTTAAACATAGAGCTGCCATCTCTTGATATTGTTACAGATTATCAAGTAACTGATATAGATATTATATATAAAGAATCTGATGAATTAGCTTTTAAAATTTTACAAACTATTGAAGTAAACCCGTTATTTATAACAAATCTAAATAACACTAATATATATCAGTATACTTATCAATCAACAATTCCTTTTAAACTTTTACCTACAGATGAAACAACTAGAGTTTTTGATAAAGTTCCAGTAAGAGCTTTAGCTCAAGCTATATCAGGCAATAGAGTTATGTATGCTAATTTTGTACAAGGCTATGACGCACCATTAGGTCTTGACTATGCTGTAGATTCAGCTGAAAAAAATGTACAATTATTTGAAGAATATCCTCAACATTCTGTTAAACAAAACAGAAATTATCAAGTAGGTGTGATATTAGCAGACAAATGGGGTAGACAAACAGATGTTATTCTTTCATCTAAAGACAATGTTTTAGTTGCTGGTGGTGAACCAACAGAAGGATCTAATTATTATACAGAATATAGAGCAGCAGAAAACGCAAGCGAAATAAAAGCTTGGAAAGGAGAAAATTTAACTATAACTTTTGATAGTGTTATAAATGTAAATGGAGACGCAGAAGCATTATACGCTCAACCAGATATTTATTCTGTACAACCACCATATAGTAGTCCTTTTCCTGCATTTTTAAATTGGAGTGTTCAAGAAGTTGATAGTGTTGCTAATCAAGTTTGTTATGATTTTACTAATTTACAACCTGGATTAGTTGGCTCGCCAAGCACATTTAAATTGTGGCAAAATGATGGAACTGGTTGGACTGAGGTTGCTTTAGCTTTTAGTGTTCAAAACATATTATCTACGTTTAGAATATGTTTTAATAGCGGTGCTTCATTACCGGCTGGACTAAAATTAAAAGGAGAGTACTTATTTAATGCTGAACAATATTATAGATATGAAATACAAAATCTTGGATTAGATGCTGATCCAGCTGTTAGTATTGAAAATACAGAGGCATTGTTTGGTGTAGGTAGACAGTTAAGAGGTAAGTATTGTGATTATACTGAAATAAAACAATTTGAGCAACTTGAAAGTCCTCCAGGAACTGGTATTGATTCATATTATATTTTTACACTTGAAGAAATAGCAGATGATTATATGTTTCAGGGTGATACCGATCCTTCTACTAATCCAACTACTAGAACTGAACCTCTTACAGATTTAGCAGTAAATAATTATACATTTACTATAAATCCTACTGGTTTTTATTCTTATAGAATAGTAGTAAAACAACAACAACAAGAATATTATAATGCCTATTTACCAGGTATTACACAAGGTTATCCTATAGAAGGTGACACTAGAGAGTTAGATTCAACAGCTTTTATAACTCTTATACATGATAATATAAACAAAATACCTAGACAGTTAAATGAAATAAGTAATCAAGACGTTCAATTTAACAGTGATGTTACTATGTTTGGTAGAGTTACAAATAACACTGTTTCAGGTGCTGGCTTTAACGAACAATATAATCCTCTTACTACACCTGATTCAGTAGAATTAATTGG